TGGCGCCACGAAAGGTCAGTTGCAGGCATGGCTGGAGAACGCCCAGCTCTATACGAAAAACTATCCCCGAAAAAAACAGCGTATCAGGGATGAAGTGACCGGAAAAATGATAACGCTGAATAATCCACCGATTGCTGGTAAGCAATCACTGGCGAAAGGAAGCGCAATTCCGCTTGTGCAGCCCGTAGAATACTCCACTTCCTCATGGCGCCGTGCGCTTTTGTCACTCGAAGAACATAATAAGGCCTGGCTATTGTGGAATTACAGTGAAAACACCTGCTGGGAATATCAGGTCACTGTAACTCGATGGGCTTGGGAAAAATTCAGCCAGCAGTTGGAAGGGAAGCGAGTTGCGAAGAAGACTTTAGCACGGTTGCGCCAGCTCATCTGGCTTGCTGCGCAGGATGTGAAGGCGGAACTGGCCAGACGTGAGACGTATGAGTACCAAACGTTGGCGGAACTGATGGGCGTGGCAAAATCTACCTGGACAGAGACGTACATGTCTCATTGGTTAGTAATGCGTAACAGCTTTAAACGGCTTGATAGTGATGCGCTTATCTCCGTAACACGATCGCGTTCACAACAAAAGGCGACAAATTTGGATATAAGTCTTGCAAAACCGAACTGAAATACATATATTTCATGTAAATTTGATATCATGCCTAAAATATGCAAGCCTGCTGAGGAACGGGATTTTTGTATTAATCAGCAATAGGAATTGATGATGTTTTATCGTGATTTATTTCAAGTTTTTGGTCCCGACCCGTTGTATAAGGAAGAAGAAGGAATTGTCATCCTTCGTGAGCAATATGGGATCGAAGCTCCAGAACAAATTTTTAAGCAAATTTATTGTGGGTTATCTAATAATTCTGAATTTCAAACCTTGTATGGGCATCTAAATCTTAAATCACTGAAGTGGGATTTGGTCAGATTGAAAACAGCAGAGTTTACAAAGTTTGGCAGAAATGCCACATATCCTGATTACATGCTCGAGATTTCAGAAGACTTTAATGCCTGCGGCAGCAAGTTTTGCATTGATGCCCGTGAAGAGGTTGCAAACCATTGGCTTAAATTCGGTACATGGGCTGAACCACCGATGTTTATTGAGCGTTCGCTTATTATTCCCGGAGAGAGCGGCTTACACCTTATGGAGGGTCATACAAGATTAGGTACTTTATTGGGGGCTATTAAGTACAAATTTGTGCAGTTAGCTGATACTCATGAACTTTATATAGCCTCGCAGAAATAGTTTAGAGAGGATTGCTCAACACCCTCGGTAAGAATTGCCACACATCAAACTAATGTTAGGGTATCTTCGTCCACAGAGTCGAAATGGCCTTATTTACATCTTCCTGGCTTTTCGCCGGTTTTTTTATTCAGCCCTCGGAAATCATCATCTACACGCTTCGTTGTTAAAACCCCGCCCGAGGGCCTCTCACCCTTACAAATACAGCGCCATCCAAGCTATCGGGGGCGAGGCTTATGAAAATGCACAACGATCCCCATTCAATGGACTCACAATCTATTTTTGCGCTGATTGCGAGTCTGACTTTTTTCGATTGTGAGTCGTTACAGATAGCCGCCGGGCCAGACACCACAACGGTACCAGGTGGCGTTATGTGCTAGAAACCGAAATTCTTGAACATCTCATTACTACTCATATCGTTGGCTGGCGCACGGTTCATCGACTCCATCTGCTTGATCAACCCTATGCTAGCACCAACAGGCCCCCCGACGCTGAAACCGACGCTGCTGGAGCGGGTTTTGCTGGTGCTACTGCTGTGGGTTTGACTACGGGTGTTACAGTTGCTTTGGTGTGTCCGTGTGAGACCATTTTCGCTGAGCTGGCTATCTTCACTTTGGGTGCAGTTTCCCTGTGACTGGCTGTGACTGTCTCCTGTGGTGTGGTTGCGGCTATCTGTGTGCCACTCGCTATAGCCTCCCGCCGGCGCAATGATTCCGACCGATGTACCGTGGGTGGCATAGGGAGGCATGACCATGCCACTACAGCCACCGAGCAGTAACGCGGTGCCGACGATAAAAATGAACTTACCCAGAGCGGTGTTTTTCATTAGTTCCTACCTATTTCTTCTCGTTGGTTATTTCTATGCCCTGCCTTGGCAGGGCTCGCTATTATTCATTCTTCAACTGTGAGATCAAGTTATTTTAATTAAATCGGTATTATTCTTAATTGTGTTCTTTATGAATAAATATCCTCCGGCTATGCCGGAGGATATTTATTATTTCCCCTCATAACTGAGAGGCCCCACACAACCAGAGGGGGATGAATGTCCGAATCGATTTCTGGTACTGGGTTAGCAGGTGGCATCCTGACAGGAGCCAGTGTCTATGGACTGCTGACCTGTATTAGCTCAGACCTGAACTGGTTACTGTGTTGTAGCATCGTGGGATTTTGCATTTTTTGATGAGTGTCAATTACTAAATTCGTAGGCGATTCTTGGTGGTGATGTGTGACCCATCTCTTTTAAAATGATATTGGTATACTCGACTACCGGGCCTCTTGGATTACTGTCTTCTTTGTCCTGAAGGTGAGTCAACGCGTGTACAACTTCATGAATAAATGAGCGTGTTGTATCAAATTGTTGTGGGCCATCATTACTTTCATAGTACTCTGGTATTGAATCATCGTCTGTATCATCCAGGTTGAGGGCAATCACTTTTCTGCCTTCTGAACTCTCCAGGTCCTCATCAGTTACGGTAGTACCAAAGTTTTCTCCGGCTCCCAGCAACCAGCGTTGTTCTACATCACGCAATTCCTGATCGTAGGCATAATTCATCAGTCTGCGGAATGTCCCGCTTTGAGTGTATGCATCTTCAAGTATGCGTGATAGCACCTCACGGCATTCATCATAGGTATCATCATCAATTTCGATATCAGGATCCATTCCTCCTGGTCCAGAGATAAGGTATTCAGCAAGACACATTGGTTCCAGCCTGGCTTTATCATCGGTAGCAAGACCATCATGTTGGAGGCGTAATTGCGAAGGATTATCTTGGTGTTCAGGAAGGTCTGGAAATACCTTGCTGTCATGAGGATGGGATAATCCATATGTTGACATCATATTATTGATAAATATTGGTTTAATTCCCGTTGGCATGATGAGTTACACATCCTTTTTATTACATGGAATTAACATTCTATAAATAGCATGTTTTTGTCAAACAGAATTCACTCAGCACGCAATCAATTAAGCTAAAAGCTAAATTTGCAGTATTTGTGCCTCACCTCCATTAAAATTGTACTCTGCGTGATTTTACTTTCAGATTCTGCAACCACAGGCAATCCTGTTTTACAAGATATTAAACCCTGCAACCCAACCATTTCACTCACTCTAGTTACCATCCGAAATCATCGGAGGTGAGGCTTATGAAAATGAATGACAAGACTCCTGAATTCTGGGCTGCGGTTTTGACCGGACTCAAAAATGCGTGGCCCCAGATACTTGGGGCGTTAATGGCCGGACTCATTGCCTACGGCCGACTGATATACGACGGCGCCACCCGTAAAAATAAATGGCTTGAGGGCGTCCTGTGTGGCGCTCTTTCCTTATGTGTCACCAGTGCGCTTGATGTGGTAGGCCTGCCGGTTTCCATTTCGCCTTTCGTTGGCGGAATTATTGGCTTTGTCGGTGTGGACAAGCTGCGCGAAATCGCAATTAGCGCACTCAAAAAACGTGCAGGGGTTAATGATGAGAATCAGTGAAAAAGGCATTACCCAAATCAAAGAGTTTGAAGGTTGTAGCCTGACAGCTTATCCGGACCCGGGAACGGGGGGAGATCCCTGGACGATTGGTTATGGCTGGACCCACTCTGTTGACGGTAAGCCAGTTAAGCCCGGAATGATGATTGACGAGGCTACTGCCGAGCGCTTGCTTAAAACTGGTTTAGTCGGTTATGAAAATGATGTGTCCAAACTGGTTAAGGTCAAGTTGACGCAAGGCCAGTTTGATGCGCTGGTGTCGTTCGCGTATAACCTCGGCGCCCGGACATTATCCTCATCAACTCTGCTGCGGAAGCTAAACGCTGGTGATTACGCCGGCGCCGCTGATGAGTTCCTGCGCTGGAATAAGGCTGGTGGCAAAGTACTGAACGGGCTTACCCGTCGGCGTGAGGCGGAGCGTGCTCTGTTCCTGTCATGATGTTCAATTGGAAAACGATGTTTGTTGGCCTGTTGCTCGTCTCGCTAATTGTTGCCGGTCGGCTGGCAAATCACTACCGCAATAACGCTATCACTTACAAGTACCAGCGTGATACTGCTACTCACAACCTGAAGCTGGCGAACGAGACAATTACCGACATGACGAAGCGCCAGCGTGACGTTGCCGCCCTCGATGCAAAATACACAAAGGAACTAGCTGATGCACAAAACAGGAATACTGATTTGCAGCGCCGCCTTGCTGCTGGTAGCCGGGTGCGAGTCGAAGGACGCTGTACAGTGCCAACCACAACCACAATCACAACCACAACCAAAACCGCCAGTACCCGCCGCGTGGGCAATGCTGCCACCGTCGAACTCTCTCCAGGTGCTGGACAAAACGTTCTCGATATCCGCGCCGGGATCATCAGCGACCAGGAAAAACTGAAGTATTTGCAGGAGTACGTTCGCACGCAGTGCAGATAAAAAAATCCCCGCAGGAGGGAAAAGGAGCTTACCTGCGGGGGAGTTTCAGAAATGCATAAACATGACAATGTCTCTGGGTCTGCGTACTACCACATCGCGTTTTTATCGTACTGATATAAGCCAGTTTTCGTACACCTCAAAAACGTAACCAGACGCTAAAAACTGGTACACCTCATGAAAATAACTCAATGGCTGAAAAGCCTCGTCCATACGGAGCAAAGAGAAATGCCGGATATGAAAGATATCGTCACCGACGACATGGTGAAAAACGCCCTCAAATCAGACGCCGTTACCATCGCAGTTAAAACGCAGATTAAATCCACTCTGGATCAGCAGATTGACGCCGCTGTCGATACCGCATTGACCGATATTCTCGGTAGTGATGCTGATAATACGGTTATGCAGTAGGTGAGATCAGGCATTACAGCAGCCCTTCAGTGAGGGGCTGCGATAATGGTTAATCACAGGGAACATAATCATGGCAAAACCGGACTGGGAGGCCATCGAGACGGCATACCGGGCCGGAATTATGAGCCTTCGTGAAATCGGTACTCTGTATGGTGTAACAGAAGGGGCGATAAGGAAGAAAGCTAAGAAGCTGGAGTGGGTACGCAAAAATGGTACGCAAAAAAACACGGTGCGTACCACAAGGAAGCCTGCCAGCTCCGGCGCAGTGCAAAAGCATTCACAGCCAGAAACCAAACCTTCCGCAGATACGAAACCCGAAACGGTACGCAAAAAGGTTGTCACTAATCATCCCCCTTTTCAGCCCGGTAATCAGTATGCACTGAAACATGGCGGTTACGCCCGGCGCCTTCTCCTGAAAGATGAAGTCGTTGAGGATGCCAGAGCGCTGACGCTTGAAGATGAGCTCTTCCGGTTGCGGGCGAATAACCTGATGGCCGCCGAGAACATTGGTCGCTGGCTCACCCTGCTGGAGGATGCGGAGGAAGAGCAGCAGCGCAAAATTCTGATGGATAACATCAGCGCTGCCGAAAAGGCGATGATGCGTAACACCGTGCGCATTGAATCCATCGTTGGAACGCTGGCGACCGTTAGCAAAATACACGCCGACACTGATTATCGTTTGGCGGCTACTGATAAGGTATCTCTCCAGGCTGACAGGCTGCGACGTGATGCTGGTATCGATGATGGTAACGGAGAACGTGACCTGAATGACTTCTACGCCGATATCCAGACCGACGCTTAATCCGGCCCTGAGAAACTTCTGGACCACGCAGGCGCGAAATAAGGTGCTCTATGGCGGGCGGTCATCGTCAAAATCATGGGATGCAGCCGGATTTGCAATATTCCTGGCAAATAAATACAGCCTGCGTTTTTGCTGCGCTCGCCAGATCCAGAACAAAATTGAAGAATCGGTTTACACGCTTCTCAAAATTCAGATAGACCGGTTTGGCCTGCGGCATCGTTTCCGCATTCTGAACAACAAAATCATTAACCGGGTTACCGGCTCGGAATTTGTTTTTTATGGGTTATGGCGCAACATCGAAGAAATTAAGTCACTGGAGGGGATCGATGTGTTGTGGCTGGAAGAAGCCCATGCACTGACGGAATATCAATGGAAAATACTGGAGCCGACAATCCGTAAAGAGGGTTCAGAGTGTTGGTTTATTTTTAACCCTGGACTGGTCACCGATTTCGTGTGGCGTAACTTTGTGGTCGATCCGCCAGAAGATACGCTGATTCGCAAAATCAACTACGACGAGAATCCATTCCTTTCAGACACCATGCTGAAGGTTATCGATGCAGCCAGGCATCGTGACCCGGAAGGGTTTGTGCATGTTTATGAGGGCGTACCAGAGTCTGATGATGATGCGGCAATTATTAAGCTTTCGTGGATTGAAGCGGCTGTTGACGCGCATAAGGTTCTGGGCTTTGAGCCTGAAGGACGTAAGCGCATCGGTTTCGATGTCGCCGACAGTGGTGCGGATAAGTGTGCCAACGTCTATCGACATGGTTCTGTGGTGTACTGGGCCGACGAGTGGAAGGCGAAAGAAGACGAGTTGCTGAAAAGTTGTCTGCGTACATACATGGCTGCTTTAGAACGGGGGGCCGATATTGTTTATGACTCTATTGGTGTCGGGGCCACAGCGGGTGCCAAGTTCTCTGAAATTAATGAAGATCGCAGGCGTGCTAATCCTGTGGCATCGCAAATCACCTATCAACGTTTTAATGCCGGAGCTGGTGTGCATGAGCCGGATAATGAATATAACGGTATCCCAAATAAAGACTTTTTTGCAAACCTGAAGGCACAGGCCTGGTGGCTGGTGGCTGACCGTTTCCGTAATACCTTTAACGCCGTGAACGCGGTGAAAAATGGAGAGGCGGGAGAGACATTCAGCGTCGATGAGTTAATCAGTATTGATTCCTCATGCCCTCTGTTGGAAAAGCTCAAGCTGGAACTCACCACGCCACACCGCGATTTTGACCGTAACGGTCGTGTAATGGTGGAAACCAAAAAGGAACTGGCGAAACGTGATGTTCCATCGCCGAACGTAGCTGATGCCTTCATTATGTCCTTTGCCCCGACGGTAATGCCTATCGTAATTTCTGATGATTTTATGGAGTGGATTTGATGTGGCTTTTTAAACGTAAAAAAACGGTGACACCGCCAGAAAGTCCGCCTGAACCACATCCGATGACGATCAGCGATGAGGTGGTTGCTGAGGCCGGACAAAAACCGCAGCGTGAATTTGTTCGCTATGAGCCACCGCCGGGAGTCATTCCCGAATACATACGCAATGCTGTACTGGCAATGGACTCGACCCCCTACGATACACTGAACAGCCAGTATCCTGATTTTGTGTACGGAGGATTTCCGGGCTATCCGTATCTGGCACTTCAGGCGCAGTTACCAGAGTACCGGCGCATGGTCAGTGTGATTGCCGAGGAGATGACCCGCAAATGGATAAAGGTTAAGGCGGTCGGGGAAGGGGACGACAGCCGCGCGCCGCGCATAGCGCAGCTTACTGATGCACTGGAGCGCTATAACGTACGGGATGCCTTCAGACTGGCGGTTGAGCACGACGGCTTTTTCGGGCGAGGGCAAATTTATATCGATGTGCGTTCGCCATCGGGTATGCCGGCCTGGACTGACCCGGCGGAGCTGGAGTCCAGGCTGTTTATTTCCGACAAAAAAATCCCGAAAGGTTCCCTGCTGGGGCTTCGTATTATTGAACCCGTCTGGACGTATCCGGGTATGTATAACTCGGATAATCCGCTGAGTGATGATTTTTACCGTCCGTCCGAATGGTACGTAATGGGAAAAACGGTTCACGCCAGCCGCATGATTGATCTGATTTCTCGCCCGGTTCCGGACATGCTGAAGCCGGCCTATAACTTTGGCGGCCTGTCACTGGTTCAGATTGCCGAACCTTACGTCAACAACTGGCTGCGTACACGCGACAGCGTGGGCGATATGCTGCATTCGTTTTCGCTGAGCGGGATCATGACGGACATGAGCCAGGCGTTAACGGGGAAAAGGGACTCGAATTACGCAAAACGCGCGGAGCTGTTTAACCGTACCCGTGATAACCGCGGGTTGTTGATGCTGGACAAGCAGAAAGAAGAGTTTTTCCAGTTCAACACCCCTCTGAGCGGCCTCGACACCCTTCAGGCGCAGGCACAGGAACACATGTTCTTTGTCAGTGCCATACCATCAGTAAAGTTCGCCGGGCTGAGTCCTACGGGACTGAACGCGTCGAGTGAGGGTGAAATCCGTGTGTTTTACGACACCATCGCTGCACTTGCCACTCGCCTTCTGAAGAAACCGCTGAAAAAGGTACTGGATATTATTCAGTTGTCTGAGTTCGGCGATATCGATCCTGATATCACTTTTGAATTTGAACCCCTGCATGAACTGACGCGCGAGCAACTGGCAAATATCCGTAAAACTGAAGCGGAAACAGATCAGATTTACGAGAGCGCCGGAGCGGTGACCAATAACGAGGTACGCGAACGGCTGGCTACTGCACCGGACAGCCCGTACAGCGGTATTGACCTGAGCGGAGAAATCGAAATTGACGACACCGAAGAAAATCCGCCGCAAGACCCGAACGCAGACCCTGAGACGGATTTCACCCAACGCGGGGATTGAGGCCTGGTACCGCAGACAACTGGATAATGCCGTCAGTGAGATGCACAACAGCGTGCTTTACTGGCTGCGGGCTGAGTACCGTAAAACAGACCTCGCGCAGGATGCGTCCCCCGTTAACCTGATGCGTGGAGCCATGCAACAACTTGCCAGGCGCTGGCAGAAAAAGTTTGACGAAATGGCCCTGCGGCTGGCGAGGCGGTTTGCCGGTGATGTTCTGAAAAACAGCGATGCGTCACTGTCCACTGCGCTCCGTGATGCCGGGTTTACGGTTCCTTTCCGTATGACAGCGGAGATGAACACCGCACTTCAGGCCAGCATCACGGAGAATGTGAACCTCATTCGCTCCATCCCGCAGCAACATCTCACCCAGGTGGAAACACTGGTCATGCAGTCTGTTGGCCGGGGGCGTGACCTGAAAACTCTGACCGATGAACTGGAAAAACGCTACGGCATCACACGACGGCGCGCGGCGCTGATTGCCCGCGACCAGAACAATAAAGCGACCTCGGTAATGCAGTCGGCCAGACAACGCTCGGTGGGCATCACTGAAGGTATCTGGCGGCATTCCCGCGCGGGTAA